AGGAATCTAACGTGCATAGATTCGGCAGCCGCTAATCCCCGCTTTTCTGCCAATAGATAATCGGATAAATCTGCGTACAGAATATCTCCTTCTGTTCCCAATGCCTGGCACTGTTCAACAGGGATAATACTCTTTCCGAATAATCTACTATATGGCTCAACAGATAACCCTCCTGGCGGTAGATATACAGGTAAACCACCGGTACCTACTGCTATGGTCATTCCGTCAAGTTCTGGCTCGCAATCAACATTGATGAAGAACTGTGCTTTCATCCTATTTTTTGGAGTCATTCTAGTTCTCATTTTTCTAAGATTGTCATAAACAAGAGAGGCTGCTGCTTGCCCGGTCTCTTTTGGAACAGTCACTCTACAAGCACTCTTCAGAATACCTAAAGGTTGACCTCCTCCTGTACCATTCATGATCGCATCATCGATTTTGAAAGAGAACTCTTCTGCGAAACCTTCCAAAACAAGCTGACCCAATGCCGCTGTATCTGCAAGAAGTTCTTCTGTTGCATAATAGGCACCAGTCAATTTATTTAGTTTTAATTCAATCTGCCTGAATTTTGGTTTAGATGCTGTTACGGCATCAGCTTCATTTGTCCAATATACCTGAATACCTCCCCAGCGCGCGCCATTTGCTCTAGACTTTTCATCAACAGCATTTATGGTTATACGATTGGCAACATTACTAATAGGAATTTTTCTACAAAGTCTGGATAAAATTCCAGTTTCATGACTTCTCTTAATTAATTCTGCCGAGAAATCTCCTTGGACTAAGAAAGCGCCGTCTGATGGTGTTCCTTCGCCCAGACCCGATGGAGCTTTCGTAAGAAGCTCGTTCTTATACTGAACATCTGATGCTGAAAGTCTAACAGCTTGAAGAAAGTCTCCAAAGCTTTTAAACCCGGCTTTTGCTTCCGGCTCTTCGGGTAGTTTTCTCTTAAACTCAGCACTATTCAAAACGTCTTTGACTTTAAGATCAATTTCAGCTTTGAGAGCATCAGTAAGTTGAATGTCCGCCTGACTTTGTAATGCTTCAGCAATCTTGGACTTCAACATGGTCTCGAATGCATCTGTTTTCATAATCTGACCTCCTAATTTTAAAATATTATCGATATCTGTTTGTTCCTTAATAGCTTAACGACTATTCTATCTCTAGATACGCGTCCCCTGATAGTTTTAACCTATCTATCTCCAGCTGTTTTGCCTGATAGCTTGCCGGCTATTCTATCTCCAAGTTCGTTGCCCCTGATAGCTTTTGTCTATCTATCTCCAGGTATGATATCGAAATTTATATCAAGAAGAAACATTCTCCTTAACAACACCTGTTACGATCGCCGTTACGTCGATATCTTTTAACAAATCGACTAAGCTATCTTCATCTACTTCTTCGGAATCTATAACATCTTCTTCAATTTCACTCATTAATAGTTTCTCAAACTCGTCCATACCTTCCAATTCTGAATTATTCTCAGGAGCACCCTTGTCTTTTATGGCAACCTCCGGAGTACCTGCGCCCTTCGCTATGTCCACTGGAATTCCATTAACTTCTAGAGGGTCCAAAAGTATTGTATTCCCTTCGCTATCAACAAGAACTGTCCCTGTTTCTGTTTCTGCGATTGGCCCCAGTATTATTTCAGCAGAATCGAGTAATGTTTTTTGAATTACTACTATATTCTCTTGAATATCTTTCAAAGTTGCTGTAAGATCCGGAACAAGATCAATCTCTGTTGCTGGCTGTAACTCAAGTACCGGCTCTATCGGTAGGCTAATTGCCCCCTTAGATGTGCAACCTTTATGATAATGAAGATTTCCATCATATATAATATCTGCTTCTGTAATCTTAGCCTTACAGTGAGGACAAGACCAAGTTTCGGATCGTTCAACAAGCAATTCCTTAACTTCCTTTTCAAGAAGCCCTTTGGAGACTGCAAGACTGATTGCTTCTGGATTTGCTGGAACCGGAACATCTGAATACTCTAAAAGTACCCATTTCGTATACTTTCGTCTAACTCCACCATTCGCAGCTCTTTCGGACTCTCCGTAGTCAATCCACTCTAATGGAATAAAGCCAATTGATTCAGCAAGAGGGAACCCATCTTTTCGATATTGATAAACTTTTTCAGCTTCTGCATGCCCGGCATATATAGTCTTTGCAATCAAATTACCACCGTCTTGCTTAATCCACTCGTTCTTCCCAATTGGTAAATCCCAATGATTATGACCAAAGAGTACGATCGGGTTTTTTCTATAATCATCTAAAATAGCACCATTCGGGTCTACAATTTCATTATCTCTATCTTTCGCGCCCGTTGAAATTATCGAGATAACAGCTCTTTCACCCTCTTGGAATTCAATCTTTGAAGCAACAAGACCCTTTCGAATCAAACTGAGGTCTTCTTCCTTCTTTCCATATTGTTCAGCGATTGAATGCACAAGATCAGGAAAAGCTTCTTTTAATTTTTTACGTTGTGTGATAAAATCCATTTCGTTTCCTCCCGCTTTTAAAATCTTTTTGCCCCTTCGAGCTTTACTGCCCGTCTAATTATCTTTAATCCGGACTCACGACCGGCAATATGGTACATCTACAATTAACAACTTCTTCTGCAGCCCCGTTAAAATCTCCAGGTCGAACAAGACCATTGCTGAAAACCTCTCCTATATTTCGAACTTCACCATCGAGTAGGATGTGAGAGTCTCTAGTTCTTGAATCTTGTGTTGCTAGCCACTCGTTTTGTTTGAGCCCCGCTTGTGAAAATCCTTCTTGAGTTCCAAAATTGTAAGATGACAAAACTTCAGTTCGAGCAATCATTTCACTTCGATAAGTTGTTGCTCCTGTAAAGACTGTCTGAACTCTAGACATTAATGTGGTTATCCCTTCGCTCTCTTGAATCCCGGCAGAGAGTGTTTTTCGTAATGCGTTGGCTGTCGTGTCATTAACCTCTACAGCGAACTTAAACACCTTTGATTTGATAAACTTCAATACCCTGGGGGATAGAACGTCAAACCCTTTTCCAGCTTGACTTAAACCATCCTGCCCCCCGGCTATAACCGAGGACTTCGTAATTGGTGTAGCTTTCTCGGCAAAAATTTTAATCCAACGACGCTGGTCAAACGGAACCTTACTTGCAGCAACTGAATCCGCTTTTATGTTTGCAAGAACTTCTACCTCTTGAGCGTTGAACAGACTCTTTAAAATAGGCATCCATTTTTCTTCCCAAGATGCTGCTTTTGTAACAAACTCTTTCCAGGCAGCCATTCTAAAATCTTTTTGCTGGAATGTTGCAACAGAATCCTCAACTGGAATCGTCGGCACTGTTCCAAGAGGAACTAAATTCTGTTGAACTAAAGGAACATCACCCCAGGAAACTTCTTCTTCTCCTGCTTTCTGTCTTTCAAGATTGATCGATGAAAAATTAGATTTTAAATTACTTTCTCGCTCCTTAAGTGCAAATTCTCGATCTGCAGGAACTGGATTATCAAAAGCAACAAAGAAATTCTCGCCATACAGGGGTATTAATTTTTCGTTAATTTTTTCTTCCATCCGACATAATCGAGGTAGTATCGCATGTTTCATATAAGTATACTCTGCTTGCTCGGAATTTGATCGCGTAGAATCTTTGTCGTACATTCCCAAGCTCTGACCATAGGCATTTAAAATCGTTTCCTTAGCTACTTTTCGTCCTGACAAGAAATTCAATTCTCGAGGAGTTAGCATTGTTGATTGATATTTTAAACCGCCCCAAAGAATCGCTGTTTTACCAACACGTTTTGGACCACGATACTTTGATTCCCATTCGGTATCTAGGCGAGAAACTTCGTTCTCTGTTAAACTCTGATCTGTAGTTAAAATTCCGGCTGGCATTGCTGAGTTCGTAAATAAAGCATTTTCAAAGGTATCCATATTTCTTTCTATATTATACATCCCGGTAATTGCAGCAAGCGGACCTGCTCCATAATAAGGACTGTTCGGATTTGCAAATTTAAAGTGAACTATCTCGTCAAGATCATAATGAACTGACTTTTCGAATCCAATCTTGTATTCATAACCGCTAATGAATTCTTCTTTATCTGGAATCACCTTCATCGGAGGAACCGGAACAACCCAAATCTCAACTGGGACTCCAAGACTCCCTTTAACAATGTACCAGTAGGCATTTCCTGTTAGTTCCAAGCATAGGTCTGTTTCCTCCCAAAGTGAAAATCTATTTAAAACTGGATTTACATTTTTCATCAATTTTAAGAAGGGGTGTTCCAGAACTTCTTCTACCGTCGACTCCTTTCTGATAAAATCTTGGAGCCCGGCTTTTGATTCTAAATGCTCTCTAGCTTCTTTTGAAATCTTTTGAGTTGGATAGGCTCGATTCGTTGACCCCGATACTTTTGTTGTATATAATCGTAATGGAACTGCCGCAACTGTTGAAGAATTTCTGGACGATGCTACATACACCCAAGATTTATAAGCCTCAACCATCTCTTTGTAATTCATTGGTGTCACGTGCTCTCGACCGTACTTCCAATTCGATAGAAGTGAACCTGTAAGCTTACCCCTATCAATTTTTTTCGCTTTAAAGATCTGATTTAACAATCCCATCTACTCTCCTCCAGTAACATGTAGTCCGACCGCATGCCCGGTGCCAAAAAGTTCTGTGAAGGCCCACACCGCCGCATCTAACCTATTTGGAGATTTGTCTCCTGGTTCCCATTCACAATACTCATCTTCTAAATCAGCAAAATAACCAACATGGTGTATTTTCTTCTGCTCATACAGAGCTGCTATTGGTTCGGCTCGAAGCTGCTTACCCCGAGTAGCATGAACCTTCTTATATGCTACGTTTCTATCTACAGAGCGGATTACAAACTCAATCATATCCCCGCCATTATTTACTTCTCCAACTATCCTATCTCCCCGCCATGCATGGTATCCTGTAACTGCTGCCTTTGCCCATCCATGCGGGCTTGCTTTTAAGGACTTATCCTCTAATACATAACCATGACCGTTCTTATCTATTCCGGCAACTACTATACCTGCTTCATCCGAGGTTTCAGTATCTGTAACCGACGGATCTACCCCGACCACAACCCTTATGAGGTCTGGGGCTTTTATAACTCGCTGTTCTTCAATATCCTTTCGCTCCCACAAGGCTCTCGGATTGTCATCTAATAACTCTGCATAAAGTTCTTGTCTACCAAGTCTTGTGTTTTCATATTTTTTGATAACAGTTTTAATAAACGCATCTGCCAGGTTTCCAATATTCTCGTATGTATTGCCCCTAGTTATTATATTGTCTGTATCCTTCAAAATCTCTTTAATTAGTTTAATCGGTTTTGGTGTTGTTGTAACTACTACCTGAGGATTACTCCCTATACGCAAACCAAGCATTAAGTTATCCCAAGTTTCTTGCGGGTATCTATATTTTGCAAGTTCATCAACCCACGCCTTTTCATGCTGCGGTCCCCTCAGCATTTCCGGGTTTTCTCCGGAATAAACAGTGGCTCTCGCCCCGTTTGCCCAGGTGATTCGCCTTTTAGAGGATTCATATATCGGGAGATCCCATGGCGGACTTATCTCAAGTATCCCGGACTCCCCCTCTATCATTACATCCCGCGCCTCAGCTGGTGTTTGTGCTACAAGTGCAAATCTTTTGTATCCTTCGGCCTTCCATTTTAATATTTGTTCACCGCCGGCTCGCGTCTTCCCAAACCCTCTCCCGGCAAGGATCATCCATGTAATCCAGTCTCCTGGAGGTGTTCGTTGTGACGGTCTTGACCAGAACCCCCAATCATACAATAAGGCTCTGAGCTCTCCATCACTGTACTTCTTGAGTATTTCCTCTCTTTCCGAGCTTGGCAGCAATGCAAGCAATTCTGCTTGTGATTTCATCTCTTGGACTTCCGATTTCAATTGCGCCCCCGTCCTTTCCTGTCAATTCTGTTTGATTTCTATCTTTCCATTTGTCAGGCGCTAAATTTTTAAGTGCAAAGCACAAAGCTCCAACATCTGGAACATGATATTTCTTAGTCTTTTTAATTCTCTTGTATTTGCCATCGTTTGAAACTATCCTCTCTGTTTCCTCGTACTCAAAGCCAAGTGCTCTTTTATATAGACTGTCCTCTAACTCCTCAATAAGAAAATGTTTACCTTTAAGCATAGCTGCCGCGAACTCCGGGTATTTGTTTTTATACCGAGTAATCGTTGTCTTTGAAAGTATACCAAGCCTTTTACCAACTTGGACTTCCGTGAATCCTTCTCGCCGCCACTTTGGTATTCGATCAAGGTTGGGTTTAACCAACTGCTCGTATAAACTTTTTCTTCCTGCCATTCTCCACACCTTCTTTATCCTTCCTTTTGAGTATTGTTATGAGCCCTTTTAAAACGGCTTCATCATCATCCTGCTTTGCTTTACCTAACAAAGTTCTGTATTGTTGCTTTGTTAAAATAGAGCTATGCCGTTTAATTTCCTGTATTGTTTCCTGTCTTCCCATCTTTGCTCTCTTTCGCCCATTTGTATAAGCCCCATATTGCCAGCAGCCAATATACAAAAAATAGTATAGCCTGTGACAATATCCCTTCTTTGAAATCCCAAACACACCAGAAAGCATTAGTCACAATCCATAAAATAAAACACCATTTCTTTTTATAAACATTCGCTACAACCCCTATCAGGCTCAATATACTAACGCTTATAGTCCAATCAAGCATTTAACTTTTCCCCCTTTTTCCCTGTTAGTTGTTCCCATCGTTTTATAATTACATCACAATATTTCTCATCTAATTCCATCATATAACAAATCCTATCAAGAGGGTCACAAGCAACAAGTGTGCTGCCTGAGCCACCAAACAAATCAAGGATTATACTATTAGCTGAACTGCTGTTTTTTATTGGATAAGAGATAAGTTTAATCGGTTTCATAGTCGGGTGGCTCTTGCTTTTAGTTGGTCTATCAAAGTTCCAAATAGTCGTTTGCTTTCGGTCGGAATACCACTTGTGTCCGCAAGTCGGTTTCCACCCATACAAAACAGGCTCGTGTTGCCATTGATAGTCCTGGCGTCCCATAACCATTGCTTGCTTAACCCATATGCAGCATTGAGCCATCTTCCACTTAGCATCAACCATAGCTTTACGAACATTTAAACCCTCACTGTCCGCATGGAATAGATATATACCCGCGCCATCCTCCGAAACCTCATAGGCATTCGTATACGCTTTATATAAAAAGTCATAAAAAGACGAACCGTCCATTTTATCGTTTTGCATCTTTAGTGCATCCTTTGTCCCTCCGGTATAGTCCACATTGTACGGAGGGTCTGTAACCGTTAAGTTTGCTTTTTTACCGCCCATAAGCTTTTTGACTTCGGTTAAATCAGTACTGTCGCCACACATTACTCGGTGGTCTCCTAACCCCCATATATCCCCACGCTTTGTGACTGGTGTTTCTATTGCAGAGAACTCCCCCTCTACATCAAAATTATCCTCCTGAGATCCATCCGTATTAAATTCATTCATAAGTCGTTGAATTTCGATATCATCAAAACCTGTTAATAAAAGATCAACATCCGTTTCCATTAATTCAATGAAAGCCTCATTTAAAGCTTCAAAATCCCAATCACCTGATATCTTATTTAAAGCTATGTTCAGAGCTTTCTCTTTGTTCTTGTCTATATCAACAATGACACACTCTATGTCTTCATACCCTAACTCTTTTAATACTTTTATCCGTTGATGCCCGCCGATGACCGTCAGATCCTGGTTAACTATAATAGGGTCAACATACCCAAACTCTTGCACACTCTTCTTAATTTTTTTATATTCTTTATCACTAGGCTGGAGGTCTTTTCTTGGATTATAGGCTGCCGGTTTCAAGTTGCCTATTTTTACTTTTTGAAAATTCATAAACAAACTCCTTTTTATTAAGGTCTATAATAACCATGGAGGGGCTTATCAGGCTGCCTGAATAGGTAGCACTAAAAGCCCCTTCCAGGTGGGGGATGTCTTAATATACATGTTTTTTATTCTAAAAAAGCTCGTCAACACAAAAGAGAAATACTTGTGCCCCTGTTTTTTTCCAAGCCACAAACTTGTATTTTTCATTAGGTATCGCCTCCTTTTTTTTATTTTTAGTATACACCTAAGTATCTACTTTTTCAAGTTCAAGTCAGCATTCCACTAAATATTGAACCGTTTACACTGACCAATACTGCCACTTTTTCGGGTCAATATTCTCAATATTTAGTGGAATGTTGAGGATATTGAACCGTTTACACTGACCAATACTGCCACTTTTTCAGGTCAGCCCTTTTAAATACCCTTAGCCCACTTAAATCCTGCTGCTGTAGTTCTGTTTTTTGTACCTCTTATAGCTTGATAAATGTTTTCTTTGTGGGTATAGTTTTTTCTTGCGGCTTCTGCTCCCGATTTATAAATTTCTAATACTTCACCAGTCCCCGGGTCTATTTTTGCAACTGAAACCCTGTTACTTTTTCCACCTGTTTTTCTTGCTAACTCTACTTGGTTAATCCATTGCAAATTATCAATGTGGTTATCCCTGATATTTCCGTTTTTGTGATGCAACACTTGCCCTGCTTTTCCTTCTAATCTAAAGGCGGCTGCCATAAGTTTGTGAACGTTATATTCTTTGTAGGTACCTTTAAAATCAACTTTAACAGTCATCCATTTATGTTTTCTGATATATATTTTTATATTTCTATATTTATTGTTTTTTAACTTTTTTCTGACTTCCCCAAAAATGCTAATCTGGTATTTTTCTGAACCTGGTATATCTCTCCACATAAAACCCTACCCCCTATATTCTTTAATCTTTGCTTTGACTGCTTCAAGTAAAGCATCTTGCCCTTGCGCTTTCCCTTTTAAAACTTTTATAACCACTTCATCAATCGTCCCCTTAGCCACCAAGTGGTGTATGATAACCGTGTTTTTTTGTCCTTGTCTGTCTAGTCTCGCATTTGCCTGCTGGTACAACTCTAAACTCCAAGTTAACCCAAACCAAACAATTAGACTTCCTCCGTATTGAAGATTAAGACCATGCCCGCAGCTTGCCGGATGCCCTAACATTACGGAGATATTACCAGCATTCCAGTTCTCAATATCCTCATTTGATTCAAGTTGCTTTGCTTGCTTAAAACGCTCCTTGATTCTATGTAAATCATGCCTGTAGTTGTAAAGCACTATTACTGGGTTACCGTTAGCTGCTTCAACAATATCCCCCAAGGCATTTAGTTTTTCATCGTGTACATGCCTTACACCTCTATCTTCATCATACACAGCGCCATTCGCCATTTGTAAAAGCTTACCTGATAAAGACACTGCCGATTTTGCGGTAACCGGAACATCTGATCCGATGAATTCAAGTATTCGTTCTTTTTCGAGTTCTTTATATCTAGCTTTAGCCGCATCTGGGAGTTTGATATCAATCACATTGTCAATTCTTTCAGGCATATTTAAATAATCATTAGCTTTCATACTTATGCATATGTCCCCAATCTTTTTATAGATAGCCTTTTCAGCTCTTTCTTTCAACGAATACGTTGGATAGGTTATAAGTTTCCCACCAGCCATTACTTTATTGCTACGGCAGTCAAAGTACCTTTCAAGATACGCTTTTTTCGTTTTACCTAGCCTTTCCCCAATATCTAATAAATACATCTGAGGCCAAAGATCCAATAACCCATTTGGTGCGGGTGTTCCTGTTAACCCAACAATACGATCTATTGCAGGTATCATTTTCTTTAAAGCTCTAAACCTTCTCGCCTTTGAGGACTTAAAACTGCTGAGTTCATCAACAACCACCATGTCGAACTTCCAAGAAAACTTTAACTCCTCAACTAACCACTCTACATTCTCTCTGTTGATTATGTAGACATCTGCATCTACTTTCAAAGCTTTTCTACGCGCTGCTGCAGAACCTAAAACCTTCGACATCTTTAAGTTTCTAAGATGGTCCCACTTATCAATTTCATCCCCCCATACAGATTCTGCAACTCTTAAAGGTGCTATGATAAGAACTCTTGCTACATCAAAGCTATTATAAATAAGCTCCTGGATAGCTGTTAAGGTTGATACCGTTTTTCCCATTCCACACTGTAAAAACAATCCAGAAGCCTTGTTGTTTATTATTTTTTGAGTTGCTACTTTTTGATATTCGTGTGGTTTAAATTCCATTAACATACTCCTTTATTTGTTTTATCGCTCCTGATATGGCTTCCTTGCAGCTTACTACATATACCTTATGCCCTACATTTCTCAATTTCTTATGCTGATACACTTGAAGCTTTCTTGGTTTTTCTCCTGGAGCTTTTAACTCGACCCAAGCTACCAATCCTCCTGGCAGTATAAGCATCCTGTCCGGCATCCCGTCTTCCCCGAGGATACCTACCTTCACAACCCACCAACCTTTTTTCTTGCATTCCTTAATAAATTTATTTTCAATGCCTTTTTCAACCATTTTTTACTCCTTCTTTGCCCATTAAACACTTCAACACATTAAACCGTTTTTCCCTATAGGCGCTCACACACACATACACATAATACAGTTATGTTATATATCACTTGTTCTACTACTAGTAATATAAAGTGTTTATGTGTTTAAAAATAAGCTGTAACCTTTTAACCTCGCAGTTTTTAGCTTAAACACTCAATGCCTTTTTTCTGTTTATATCTGCTGTGACTGTTTATTTAAAATGTTATTAAAAAAGTGTTTAAAGTGTTTAAGTGTTTAGTGGTGTTTAAAAATCAAATATTCTTTGTAAAAGTGTTTGTCGATTTTTTAAACCCTCTTTGTATTCCATAATGGTCAAATTGTATTGTTGAACATTTCTCCCATCCTAGATAGATCAAAGCTTTATTTATCTCTCTGCCCTTGATCTGTGTGTAGTTTGCTTTCGTGCCTCCTAAAAGCTCCTCCCAAACCTCAATAGCACACGTCCTATCCCTGGTTACAATACCTTCACCCTCTTCAAAGTCGCCTCTAAAGAAT